TGGTCCACATCGACGGCATCGCCGCGAGTATCGCATCGGTTGTTGCGATGGCAGGCGGGTCAGTGACAGAGACTCGGATGGCGAGTTCTGCGCAGATCATGATCCACAACTCGTGGACGGAGCTGCGGTTCATCGGCGATCAGAACACTATGGTCGAGGGTATGAAGCAGATAGAGAGAATGACTGGCGTTCTACAGACGATTGATAAACATATCGTGAACGCATACGCGACGAAGACGCAGCTGCCAGAAGAGACAATCAGGCAATGGATGGAGGAGGAGACTTGGTTCGATAGCGCAACGTCTCTAGAGTTCGGGTTCGTTGATAGTGTAGTCGAACAAGCGGAGGTGGCGGCGTGCGATATTCCCCGCGGGTTGTTCCGGGATGGGCGCACGCTGTTTTGCAAGCCGCCCGTCATCCTCGGGGAGCGACGGGTACGTAAGGCGAGCGAGGATTACGCTACAGAGCGTATACGGTCTGGGCAATTCAACGCGAGTGGTAGTTGGTCGTTTGATGCGGCTGATGGGAATCGATTGCTTGGCGCGGACGGTGACGACTGGGAGCGGTTCGCGAAGGCCCACCTTGCGGAGAATACTGATGCCGACCATGACACCAAGGCCCGCTATTCGTACCCATTCGCACACTTAGAAGGTTCCGAGCTGGTTATCTATCGCTCGGCACTGGCGGCCATTCGGCAACGTTCGTCTGCGGAGGATGATGGCAATATATATTCGGCTGCCGGCCGATTAATGGACCTGATGGACGAGGAGTCGGACGCGAACGCTCGCAGTAGGCAAGTGCTGTCGCATAGGAAAACGCGTCTTATGCTCTCGCAAGCAAGAGCATACATCTGCTAAGCTGTTGAAACTACCGCGCCCCGGATGGCGTGCGGTCCAGGCAGTATCTACAACCTGCCAGCGATCGCCCTGCCAACTTCGCTGGCTAATCCTACTTGGAGGACGTCATGGCGAAGTCATTCGATGTTGCGAGTATCAAGGCGGCTATCAATGCCGAACTCAAACGCGCTGAGGCTGTGGTGACTCTGGCCGAGCAAGAGTCACGCGAACTCACCGAACAGGACCGCGTCGAGATTGACGCGCGTATGGCGGCGATCGGGGTCGACGGAGAAGAGCCGACCGGACTGTATGAGGACCTGTCACGCGCTACGAAGTTGGAAGACGTAGCGGCTCAGATGGCAGTGCAAGAACACAACGCGATTGTTGGTTCCGCCGCCGCCAAACCGGCGCCAACGTTGCGAGCGTTAGGTTATCGCGGTCAGAGTCTGCCTGGCTTTAGCGGTCCCGATGCGGAACGCAACGCCTACCACGCAGGGATGTGGTTGCGTGCAATGATTCGCAAAGACCCGAACGCCATCGAGTTCTGTCAGAATCATGGTATGAGCATCTACGCGCAGCAGGTCGAGGGAGTCGACGCAGACGGCGGCTATCTTGTACCGGCGCCCCTCTCGGACGCGATATGGGAGATTCGCAACACTACGGGCCTCGCTCGACAAGTATGTGATGTGGTGCCCATGACCAGCGATGTGCTCAATATCCCGAAACTGACCGCGGGGCCAACTGTTTACTACCCTTCCGAGGCGGCTAGTATTACCGCATCGAAGGCAACGTTCGGGACAATCGCGCTGAGCGTCAAGCGTTCGGCGATTCTCGTCAAAATGTCCAACCAGTTGATTCAGGACAGTATTGTCGATGTGGCGTCTCGTATCGCATCTCGGGCAGGATACGAGTTGTCATATACTGAGGATGGAGAATTCATCAATGGCGATGGTACCAGCACCTATGGGGGCGAGACTGGAGTTGACAGCGCGCTTGGCGCTGGCGGCAAGGTCACGCTTGGAAGTGGCGATACTACTTGGAGTACTGTCACTCTCGCCGATCTCAATGAGTTGGTGGCGAAGCTGCCGAGCGCCTATACACCTCAGGCGTCATTCATAATGCATCGCCAATTCTATTCTTCAACAATTCAACGGTTGCTATATGCGGCAGGAGGAAATAGTACAGACTCGATCAGTGGTCCTACGTCAACGGGAGAGTCTGCGTTCCTGTTCGGATATCCCGTTAGATTCACGGATCAAATGCCTGCGGATTCTGCTGGAAATCTGGCCTGTCTGTTCGGCTCGTGGTCGCAGGCGGTAGTTCTCGGCGATCGCAGTGCGATCGAGATCGGCGTGAGCGCGGAGTTCGCCTTCGACGAAGACGTGACAACTCTGCGGGCCACTAGTCGCTCGGACCTTGCGGTACACGATCCCGGCGACGGATCAGACGCCGGTGGCTATGTCGGAATGTACCTGGCAGCGAGTTAATAAATGTCTAAGAAAGTAACGATGGTGGTGGACTACCTCGGACTGCGAATCGGGAAAGTCCAGACACTAGATTCGGGCCTTGCCCAATCCCTACTAGATAGGGGTTGGGCGGTCCCGGTACCTAATACGGCGCCCGACAATGCACAGGCAGACGATAGCCCCGACAGGCCTCGCCGTAAGCGTCGCCGACGCAAAGCGGTATAGTAACGTCACAATTGATGACGACGACTCGCTGATAGAAGATATCATTCGCGAGTCGACGGCGGTGTTAGAGTCGCGATATGGCTTGTGCGTTATGTCGCAGACTTGGCAGTTGACAATGGACGGGTGGACCGATTCGCAGTATTGGCGCCGCGGTTCAATTAATATCGCGCGGCCACCGTTTGGAAGCGTCACATCTATTGTCTATATCGATAGCAATGGAGACTCGCAGACACTAGCGGCGACAGAGTATCGCGTCGACTCGGCACCTCTCATCGCTCGAATTAGTGTCGCGAAAGATAAGAGCTGGCCAACTACGTATGGCGTTACGGCTGATGTAACTATCACGCATACCGCGGGCTATGCGGCTGGCGATGTCCCGTACCAGATCAAGGCGGCCGTCAGGGATTTCACTGACTATCGATATAACACTCGCGGGCAAGGCTTCGCCGATATCAATACGATTATAGGTCGCGGGATACTGTCGCAACTGGACGCCGTCATGGCCGGCGAGGGGATTCTTCTAAGTGGCTAAACTCGCCGACATGCGTAGCGGTGACCTGCGCCAAGTCGTTACGTTACAGAGTCCGCCTGATGGCGTTGGCTCACGCGGCGAGCGTACGGGAGAGTGGTCCGCGGTGGCAACGATACGCGCCAAGGTGGAGGCACTGTCCGGAGAGGAGGTCATACAGGCGAATCAGCTGGTCGCGATGGCAACGCATCGCGTCACGATCCGATTCAGAACAAACGTAACGCCGCTCCAGCGATTGAGGTTCGGAACACGGTATCTGAATATAGGATTTGTGAACAACCTACAGGAACGGAACCGCTGGATTGAGTTGCTGTGTAAGGAGGACATCTAATGGGCCTGTTCGGGAACCGGTCGCCACGTGGTGGGAGTCGCTGGGGAAGCGGGCTAGGCCTCGCGGGCGTTGAGGCTGGCGTTGACCGGATCAAGATCGACTACAACGTTCTGGGGGTTGAAGAGTCTGACAGGTTATTCCGGCAACTCAACAGCAAGCTACAGAGGAAGGTGACGCGCAAGGCTATCAACGCGGCTGCGCGTCCAATGGTCAAGCGTGTTCGTCAGCTGGTACCAAAGAAGACGGGGTTGTTGAAGCGGTCGATTACGCACCGCGTCAAAGCGTACCGCCGCGGAGGAATCCAGGTGGCGGTAATCGGGCAGCGCGGAGCCGGTTCAAAGTCAACGAAGGCGCTCGCCGCCGCGCAGGGCCGCGCGTTGATGTCGCGAGGAAATCGTGGCGGCATTTCAGGGAAGGGAAAGATCGTACCCATCCACCTCGTGGACCAGCCAACGAAGGCGCACCGCATCAGACCGAAAGTCGCCAGCGCGATGGCTGGCGATGTGCTGGTATTCAGACGCTATGGGAAAATCAATTGGGAATCGGTAGTGAACCACGGCGGTACGCGCGGGTACAAGTTTCTGGCGCGGGCGTTTTCCGGTACTAGTCGCCAGTCCCTACGCGCGTTTGAAACAAAGTTTCTCAACGAGGTATATGCCGAGGCGTCGAAGATATCGCCAACGGGGAAATGATGGCATCTGTCGGGGAAGACTTCCGGACGTTTCTACTGGCTCAGTCTGCGATCGCAGCGCGCGTAGGGACGCGGGTATTCCAAAACGAAGTCACGCAGGAGGAGGGTGCTGACGTTTCAGACTATATCTGGTTTGAGCGTGCAAGTATTGAACGCGAGCAAGTGCTCAGCGCCGCCACTGGCGTCCGTCCGTTCCGTGAGTTCCTGAACGTCGAGGGTGTGAGCACGTCGATTGATGACGCGATGGACCTGGCGGACGACTTGCGGAAGTTGGACGGCAGCCAAGGGACGTTCGGGAGTGGTCAGGTTCTGGCGGTATTCGTGAACGAGCACAGCGACGACTATATCCCGCGTAGCGACCTGTCAGATACTGGACGGCATGTCGCCGTGCTGACTTTCCAAGTAGTAGGACACGACCCTGGGAGTTGAAAATATGGCTAACACAATTATCGGCTACGGTTCTATTGTCAAACTTGGTTCCACCGCGCAGGGCGAAGTGAGAACTCTGACGCCGCCGCCACAAACGTACGAGCGTGTCGCGATCGACCATCTTGGGAGCACATTGAGGTCAGAACTGCAGGGGATAGAAGACACGAGCGACTTCTCTTTTGAGCAGCTGTGGGAGCCTGGCGACAGCAACCACGCCCTGGTGGACACGGACTTTGCTGATCGCACTGAGAGCAGCTGGTCGATCGTGTATCCCGGTGTGAACGATGGGAGTGGCGGGGCGCTGACTGCCACGCAGACCTGGACATTCAACGCGCGTGTCATGTCGATAGAGCCGGCGGCGCTGGAGAATTCGTCCGTAGTATCTAGAACGGTAACACTGAACCGGACGGGTGCGATCACGACATCATGAGCGAGACAATAACGCTGGCCGGTATCGTCTACTCGCTGCTTCCCCTCGAACCGAATATCGTGTTCGAGATGCGGCACCATGCGAGGACAGAAAACGCAACGACCGTTGCGGAGTTGTCGAGCCAGCATCAACGGTCGATTGTGCAACTAGCGTTGCGGAAGCGAGGCACGGCAGCGATGCCGTTCAGCGGCCCGCGCGGCGGGCTGGAGCTGGAGACTGTGGTGGGACGCGAGAGGTTGATTGAGGTTGGTCAGGATATCGCCGAGCGGCATCAGATTTTCAAGTCAGGAGCGATCGATGGGTATAACGCTGGATCAACTGAGGGAGCGGCGACCGAGTGAGAAGACTATAGACGTTCCGGAATGGGGAGGGGCGGTCACGCTCAAGCGGCTGACGGCGAGAGAACAATTAGACGTTGCAGCTGGATTCGAGACGCTGGACGTAGACACGGATCAGGCTCGCGGGGTACTTGCGATGTGTGAACTGATTCGCCGAACGGTGGTCGACGACTCTGGCGAACTCATATTCGATTCAACGGACGGTCGAGAGTATCTGGCTCGCGAATCTATTGCGACCCTGTCGCGAGTCGGTAACGAGGCCATGGCGATGCACAATTTTGGCGAAGTCGAAGAGACAGCGCAGGAACAAAAAAAAAGCTAGAGCGGTCGACGTGGTGGAGGTTCGCCTTCGTACTGTGTGAGCATATCGGCATTTCCCATCCGGACTATCTACTCGAACCAGGTGGGCCTCTGTCATGGTCACAGTTCTCGGACTGGCTCACTCGATACGAACAGGAACCGTGGGGAGAGACGAGAGCGGACGCGCGTGGCTACGCGCATACAATTATCGGGTTGGCTCCGTACTCAGGCAGCGGTGCGACGATGCCGAGCGGCGACTGGCCATACTGGGAAGAGCAGGCGAGCGACTGGGACCCGACGGACGCCCTAGAACGCGTAAGGGAATACAACCGAACCTATGGCGAAGGTAGTCAGTAAACTCTCGATCATGGTCAGCGCTAATATCAGCGCTGTCAATAAAGCGTTCCAACGTGTCGGAGCGAGTGCGAAGAGCCTGCGCAGTCGGTTGGGGAAGGGTGGCGCCGCGGCTAGGGGCGGCGGTGTTGGTGGCGCCGCCGCGGGGATGATGTCGGGCGGTATGGGCCTGGCGATGAAAGCGGTGCCGGCATTGGCGGCGATCGCATCGGTGGGCATGGCAATCCGGAAAGTGAGTATGGAGTTCTCCGCGGCGACAGCGCGGATAGATCAACTCGCGAAAGTTTCAGCGAAATTGGGAATGACAACCAACGCGCTGAACGGCCTAAGGAATGCTGCTTCCAAGTCGGGTGTTGCGTCGACGACTCTCGATATGGCAATGCAACGCATGACCAGGCGAGTCGCCGAGGCGGCGGTTGGGACGGGTGAAGCGCAGGCGGCGCTGAAGGAGCTGGGAGTCGACGCGGTTGAACTCAGCGCGTTGTCGCCAGATGAGGCGTTTCTCAAGATCACGGACGCATTGGAGAACGTGCCGAACCAAGCGGACAAGTTGCGTCTCGCGTTCAAGCTGTTCGATTCCGAAGGTGCCGCGTTAGTCAATACGATGAACATGGGATCGGACCAGATACGCGCGTACATGAAGGAATCGGAACGCCTGAATGGTTTGTTGGAGGGAGACGCCGAGCAGGTCGAAGCGTTCAACGATGCCGCGGACGATATGGGGAAAGCGTTCGAGGGGCTCTGGAACGAAATTGCAATATTTATGATTCCGGTATTGCTCAAGTTCGTTGAGGGCTTGAAGGAGTTCGCAGTGGCGGCAAAGAATGCGATGAGGTGGATTACGGGTCGCGAGTTCGACGCTGACACGTCTGGTGCCGAGAAGAAAATGGAAGCTAAGAAATTGGCAGCGAGACAGAAGGCGGAAAAGGAGCGCAGCAGGCTGGAGCGAGAACAGCGAGAGAAGGACGCAAAGAAAACACTGGACGATATGCGGAAGCGAGGGCAGCAGATTCGCGAGTCGATGGCGACGCCTTTTGAGAAGGCGCAAAAGAAGCTGGCTGACCTGGCGCATCTGTTTAAGGTGGGGGCGATCGACGCGCAGACGTTCGGGCGTGCGACCGCCGCCGCGCAGAAGGAGTTGTTCGCCGCAACGGCGATCAAGCCAACAGAAGCCGAAGCGATGCGGCCCGCGATCGCTGCCGCGCAAAAGGGAACCATGGCAGGATTCGCGGCGGTGTTGCGTGGTAAGGAGGCGGCCCGCGCGGCAATGGAACAACGCAAGCGGCTGTTGAAAGAAGCGGAGCGGCGGCGGCGTCTGCTCGAACAAATAGAGCGGAACACGCTGCCGGCGAATCAGGCCCCTGTCCAGAGCGTGAGTATCTCGCCATGACGATAACAGATATCACGCAGGCGTGGTCGGCAACGAAAGGCGCCACGAATAATAAGGGCCGCGAATACACAGCGAGTTATAACGTTGAGACGGACAGCTATAACGACCAGGTCAAAACAATCATTGACTACTTCGCGACCAATACAACTTTCAACGGTCTGGCGATTCCATATCTGAACAAGCCGTACCAGTTCGGAAACGATCTTGACGTGATGGCGCTGTGCGATTCGGTTACACCGTCGCGTGTATCTGGCTCGCAATATAATTGGACTGTCGACTTTCACTACAAAACGGCAGACCAGGAGGAAGACGAGACGCAGGAGGATGAGAGCGGCAACGCGTCGAACAACCCGATGGACTGGAACTGGACTGTTGATATTTCATACGCCGACTACAGTCGCCCCGTAACGCATGCGACGTACCGCGGCGGCCATACTGGTGACAATTTTCTAGACGTATTCAACACGGGAGACGGGGCCGATCAGGCGATCATTCCCCCAATGAACTCCGCGGGGACAGTATTCGACCCGGCACTGGAACGAAGCGCATTGAGACAGGTATTTCGGTTCGGGAAGTATCGCCACGAGTATCCAGACGGCATGGCGGACAACTGGCGAGCGGTCAACTCGAAAGCATTCGGAATCAAAGTAAAAGATCCGAACGTGGTCAACAAAAACGGGCGCCCGAGAACAGACAAGACGCTTATCTCTTGGAACTTCGAGCCGTTCCAGTGCCAGGTCGTCAGCGCAAACGCATCAGTCGTTCGCCAGAACAATATGACGGTGTGGAAGATTTCCAGCGAGATTCACGCAGACTATGAGTTCGGGTATAGGGTGAAGATCGCCGACCGTGGGATTGTGGCACTCGGCAACGCAGGCGCCCCGGATGGTATCGGCGGGTCGTTATCGTCTGGGAACCCAGCGTCTACAGGCATCCCGGAAGATCGCACTATGCGAGACGTGCTAGGTAACACGCTTGCCGAGCCGGTATTGCTCGACGGGAACGGTCAGCCATTGGCGAAGGGACTACCGGCGGTGTACTTGGAGTGGTCGATCTATCCAGAGATCGATTTTGGCGACTTCAACGAATGGCTCCCAATCAGATAAAAGGGAAAACGATATGCCGAGGACAACGTTTGGGGATTCAATCTTCGTACCTGGCGACATCACATATAGCGGTTCGCTCGTACCGGGCGTCAGTCGCGCCGATATTGTGCAACAGGATTTGCAGGAGTATGCGATACCGTTCACCACTATGAGAGTTCATGACAACTTGTCGGCTCTATTGCCTGCGACCGCCGCGGCTGACGACCTCGGCCTGAGTGGCGCGGTGTTTGGTACGGAGTCGCCATATCTAATTACGGCTGACGCAAAGGCGACTACCGTAACGGCCTACGGTCGCTTTCAATTTCCATTGCCAGTCGAGTATACAAGTGGCCAATCTGTGCGCGTTGCAATCCACTGTGGCATGGGTACGACCGTGTCGGACACATCGGCAACCGTAGACGTCAGCGCGTACGAGTCAGACGACGAAGGGGCGGTCGGTAGCGATTTGGTTTCAACGGCGTCGACGAGTTGCAACTCGCTTACTATGAGCCAAGTACAGTTTGTGATAACGGCGACAGCATTAGAGGCGGGAGACGTATTAGATTGTCGAATTAAAGCGGCCATAACTGACGCTTCGACTGCGACCGGTGTGTATGTGAAGATCGGCCGCGTGGCCATGCTATGCGACATCAAGGCGTGATATGCTAACGTTCGACTCGAACTCAGTTCGCAAGTTGCAGGCGGATCACGCGCGACTGGCGCACATGCCTCGCAGCCCGGTGCCTGCGCGGTCAACGAGTCGCCCGCCGCCAGCCGGCAACGGCGCTGCGTTCTACCCAGCTAAGACAACGTCGACAATTACCGCGATGTCGGACGATGCGCCTGGGAGCGGAACGGCGAAACTCGCCAAACTCAAGAGTGATGGAGATCTTGACGCGTTCAGCGATGGCGATCTGGTGGTGAATAATATCGGCGGGGCGGTCGACAGCAGTACCTATTGCCTCATCGCGCAAGATACGTTCGGATCGTGGTGGCTCGTCGTTGTCCCGTGCGAGTAAGAACGCGATGCCGTGGAAGCGCGACAACCCGGGCTGCGACTGCTGCGGGTGTGAGCGTGTTGATGATCAGTTCGACACGGACACAATCGCGAACTACACCCAGTCGATAGGCAGCTGGGCGATTGCGGACGGCGTGCTGGCGACGAGCAGCGCCAACGCGGTCCTGAAGGCGAACACCACTGGACAGATTTACCAGCGAGTGGCTACCCGGTTTCGTTCGCCTGACCGGCAGCGCGTCAAAGTGCTGGCGGGAATGACCAGCGCGACACAGTACCTCTACGCGCTGGTGACGTTCGACGACGACCCGTCAGCGTGTGGGTGGTTGGAGATACGAAACAAAACGGTCGGCGATGACGAGCGGATTGGTGAACGGCTACGCGTGACGCATCTCGACCCAGACGTCTTCCATGATCTGTCATTGTGCGTGCAGCCCAATAGCGATCTATCCGAGGCTGCGCTATACGCGGCGCTCGACGGCGCATGTGTGTATGCGTTACTCGAACAGACACCAGGCGTTGGCGCAGGCCTCGGGACTGGCGATGCGACTGGTGATGTCGAGTTCACGAGCTTCCTCTGGACTGATTCCAAAACGGAGGACAACGAGTGTCCGGACTGCGGGTGCGACTGCGTGACGAGTGGGGACGGGTTCGGCTCCATTCCGCCATCCGGGCTGGACCTGGACGGCGAGGACGATATCGGCTGTCTCTGGAAAATCTGCGCGCCGAACTGGCGTTTGACCGGTGGACTGCTCGCGGGCTGGGGAGACGCGGACGTGCAGCATCTTGTCCCGATCGACCCGCGCGCAGAGTCGCAGTACGCGAGCGTCGAGGCCAGAGGTTCTGGCGGCACCAAGGCACTGCTTCACATGGCGATGGCATGCGGATCGGCGTCGTCACTGAGCGCGGTGATAGAGTTCTCTGACGCACCAGGCAAAAGCAAGGTCGCGATATCTAAGGACAACGGCTCGACGTACGAAACTTGGAAATATATCGACACGGCGATCACACAGTTCGGAACGGGCCGCCAGGAATTCACGAAGCTAACCGCATGCCTCAAGGACGACCGGTTTCACGTAGAGGCGAATTCCCAGCGAGTGCAGACATCCGCGTCGGACGCGGGAGACGAGTTATTCTGCGGGCTCGGCGTCCGATACCATGCCGCCGGCGAGCCTGTCACGGGCCTGCGCGAGCCTGTATTCTTTGACGAGTTCGAGCAAGGCGACCCAGTCGACGCATGCGGCAAATGTGAATCGGCCGAGGGAGTGGGCGGAGGTGTCTGCTCACACTGTATCGACGAGGTGCCGCGGCACCTATTAGTAACGCAGCCTTCTATGTCGAGCGCCGGTTGTGCGAACTGCGCCGATCACGCTGGCAATTACTTGTTGCCACAACGAGTTCAGGATGATGGCGCGGAGTTGTGCTGTGTGTGGTCGGCAGTGACAACGGCCGGTTGCCCAGCCACGGCGGCCGGCGGCACCGCGTCACTGTGTTTCGACGGCACTGATTACGTGCTGCGGTACGTGCTATCGGGTAGGTTCTTTAACACGATCACGGAGTCGCACGCGTGGAGCGTAAACCTAGGAGCGGACAAGCCGGACTGCACGACGTTCAACGAAACACTGCCGCTGGATAGTACGGCCGGCGGCTGCTCGGCAACGGGTACAACTGTCACGATTAAGGCGGCCTAGAATGTGGGCGTGTGAGCAATGCGGAACGGCAGCGAACGTCGCCCCGGATGATTTCCCGTTGACGTGCGCCTGCGGCGTGCGCTACGAGGTGGGGGAGTCTCGCGGGCTCGGCGACACGGTGGCGAAGCTGGCGCGCGCGGTTGGCGTGCGGCCCTGTGGTGGTTGCAGGCAGAGGCAAGCGAAACTGAACAAGATGTTACCATACCGTAAGAAGTAAAGCGGCGGCCGGTGTCTTGGGTGCCGCTCCTCCCGGCGCCGGTCGCTGCATTTTGAAAGTGACAATATGACGGACGAAAAAAACGGACGATGGACGAACAGCGCGGTCTTGGGACTGCTGACGGCGCTGGTTGGAATCGACGGAGTGAGCGCGATCAAGAGCGGAAGCGGCGACCCGGTCGCCGCCGAGGTTCGCGCGAACGCCGAATTGATTCGCGGGGTGGCGGAAGAGCAACGCGAACTGCGCTACGCGCTCAAGTCGCTGGCGGGCTCGGTTGGTGCGCTGGCGACAGCGGTCAAGCAAATGCACGACTAACTTCGCGTCGCCGCTTGAAAAAACGCACAAAATCTAGTGCGGTTAGGGCCGATCGGCCCTAAGTCGTATCACGCCTACGGCTTATAAATTCTAGTTATTTCCCCCAAAAGCGACGTTTTTGGGTACATCCCACTTGAATTCATTTACGATATTAGTAAAATGAACAGGTACGAAAGACAACCCGAAACGAAAGGCGAGACGATGGGCATTAAACTTAAGCGACAGACACTAGAGGGCGCGAAGGGTGTTATTGCTGAGGAGATGGCGCGAGAGTACGACGACGAGCGATTCAAGAGTAATCGCAATCGACCCAGAATAATGCTCTTCGACGTTTTCGTTCAACGTAAGATTCGCCTTCTACAACTAAAGGCCTTCGAGTGGCAAGTGAGTCACGCTAAGACGTGGAAAGCGCTGGCGGCAGCGACCGACTCGCCGGCTGCGCGACAGTTCGGCTGGCACGTCGACGCGAAGGGGCGATCGTTTCTTCGCAGCGAGCAAGAACACGTCGCCGGCTGTTCGTGCGGTGCGCCGTGGTGTTCGGAGTTTATCGCGGCGCTGCGCGGAGAATGAACAGGTACGAACAACAACCGAAAACGAAAGGCGGAGCGATGACGAGGAAGATAACAGGAATCGAGTGGGTGCTAGCCGAGGTGGGAAAACTGGTCTCCCAGCATCCACACGCGATCGTCGATGTGAGGCGCGGTTCAGCGATCATGGCGCCGGCTGCATGGACGTGCGCCTATGTCACGGTGGGCCAGACTGTCCACTATCTTGACGACTCCACCGGCGAGCAAATCCACGACACGTGGCAGGCTGGCAACTAACGCGAACCAGAAAGGTAAGACGAAAGATGATAATTACTAGAGAGATGCTTGAAACCATCGATGGCGTGCAGATCGAGGACTGGTCGCGAGACGCAGACGAGTACGTCGCTGCGCTGCAGACGGCCATCGAGGCCTGGTTGTATTGGCTGAAAACAGTGCGACGATCGCTACAGGTCAGCGATCGCGAGATGTCATCACTGTGTGGTGACGGCGGGTTGCCGCGCGACGACGCTTGGCGAACGCTACTGCTCGACGAGGGTGTGATTGCACTATGCAACGGCTGGGCACCGCCGGGCGACCCGTGGGCAGGATATCCGCCGCAGGAGATCGCCTATTCATATTGCGGGGCGCGCAGGTCGATCAGTTATCAGGACCTGTCAGAGCTGGTGCAGAACTGGGAATTGGCCATGACACCTATTTTGCGCGACGAGAAAGCCGTGGCGACAGCCACCAAACCGAAGGGGTAGAGTGAAATGAGGAAGACGATTCCAGACGAGGGCGGCTGGTATTGGTCCCACTCGCCAACTGACGGCGAGTGGTGCATGACGCTAGTCAATATGGATCGCGAAACAATTACGCTGTTTGACGGGGTGGAACCGCAGCGAGGGCAGAGCGAATACCCGATTGAAGATTTCGACGGGAGTGAGCGACTGTGGTATGGGCCTTTCCACTGTCCTGGTGGTGACTTTGGTGAGCATACGATAGGGATGGACGTTGAGATGCACATGCGGGCCACCGCAGAAAAGAAAGCGATGTGCCTGACCTACGTCGATTACGAGCACTGCGAGGAAGAACATTATTCTGGGTCGATTGCGATTACTGAGGTGCGATCAGCTGCCGACGCCTCTGCGCTGATAAGCATGTCGCATAACTTCAGAATGAAGGGCAAACGATGAGCAACCCGAAAGAGAATGGATGGGACTAGCGACTACACTGCTACAAAGGGAGGAGCATAATATGGATTTGAAAATGTTTGACAGGGTGAATGTCTTCGTTAGGTACAAAGCGTGGAGAAAATTGCCAACGCTGCGTAAGCAGGTGGAGACGATAGGCGACGCTGTGGATGAGTTGCTCGTTCAGATGATCTCGGTAGTGGAGCAGTCCAACGACGTTGCGCAGGTCACAACTCGACGGCTCGACACGTTCGAAAAGGCGATCACTGCGAACGCGGCAGCGATGCAAAAGTTTGTGGAGGAGACGGTCGACACGACGTCCAACATAGAGGCGACTGCGCTGGAAGCGGCCGAGGCTGTCCTGGACGTCGAAGAGAAATACGAGAAAACGAGGAGCGAAGTTCTGAGCACCAAGCGAGCGCAGATTTCCAGGCTGAATGAGCTGGTCCTCGATGTCCGCCGCATCGCGGAGGAGGTGGTGAGCCTCTCGGCGGATACGGCAGGCGTTCGTCTCGATTTCGACGACTCGCAAAAGCCAGGCGCGCTGAAGGTGTTTGAAGTCTCTGACGAGCAGGTTCTCAGTATCGTCGAGAAGAGCATGGCGACGGAGGTGGTGCAAGGGCTCGGCAAGCGTATCTCGGAAGTCGAGGCCACCGCCGGCGAGTTCGCGAACCTGTATGAAGACATGCGAGCCATGGTCAACCAGTGCGTGAAGCGGAAGCAGCTGAAGAAGGAGGTGACAAGACTCAGCGACGAACTCGCGAAATCCTTTGTCATTTCAGACGAGACTCTGGCCGCAGTGACAGAGCGAGTGTTGACGACGATTGTGACTGCCGATATTGTTGGTCGCTTGCGACTAGCTGACGTGCTCAAGGACAGTGAAACGTTGTCCACGCCGAGCGAGAAACTCCGCAAGGCGATAATCTATCGCAGCGAATTCAGCGAGTGAGGAGCGTATGGCACTCAACGGCAGTCACGGCGGACGAAGGCGGGGCGCCGGTCGCCCGCGTTCCTACGACGAGGGCTTGACGGTCGCCTGCGGTGCGGCGATTCCCAAGTCGATCGTCAAGCGACTTGACAGGATGGCGAAGAGAAAAGGAGTGACCAGGTCGACGGCGATTTGTGAAGCGGTTCGGCAAATGGTCGGCCAGGCCAAGCCGTAGCTCACTCGCAGTTTCTAAAATGGAACCCGGGTTCCATTTTAGAAACTGCCCTTATGGGGGGGGGGCTTCCGCTAGAGCCACGAGCCGGTAAACTGTCGACCGTGTCAAACGTGTCGGAGCGGCTTGGATGCCAGGGAAAATTCTCACTGTAGCGCAGATTTCGACGTCGAGCGAGCGACGTATCGGGGTCCATCTTTCCCGCCGGCGACTCTATCGGTGGATTTCAACGGGGCGCCTACCCGCTTTACGTGTAGGTTCTAGCGTCTACGTTCGAGAAGCCGCTCTGATTTCCATTGTTCCTGCGTGGAAGGAATCCGCGCCGGACTAACACTTGGGAAGGGGAGCGATGCCTATCAAAATTCATGGGAAGGACTATTCTACAGTTGCGGAGCGGACGAGCGCGTGGCACTCGCGGTACCCGAATGCGTCGATTACGACCGAGCTAGAGCACCTCCCCGACGGTTCCTGCGTCGCGAAGGCGATCGGCGTTCCAGATCTGGATCGCCCCGAACGGCGATTCACCGGGCACGCCTGCGAGCGTC